TAGATCTCGCGGTGATGAAAAAGTCTATGAGGCCGCTAAGCGCAATATGACCGAGGCCGATCTCGGCCTCGAGTGCAATATGTCCGAGGCCGGCGTGAAGTGTCCTGTCCACGGTATGGTGCAGTGTCCAACTAGGGTCCTCAAGGAAAAGCCGGTAAAGGAAGTTGAGAAGCACAAAGCTGGCAGAGAATTAGCTCTTAAAAAGAAGTCGGGCGATAAGAATTTCGGTATGGCTGAACCAAGAGTAAAGGCTACCGAGGAAGTCGAACAGATAGACGAGATTCTAGTACATAATTATATTTCAGGACCAAAGAATAAAAGCGCGCAAGTTCGTAAAAATATGAACGCTGGTAACTATTCTGTTAAAAAGATAACGGATGGCACAGTCGTTGGTATTTCAAATCACGATGATGCAACATCAGCTCATGCTGCAGCTAAGAAACACATCGGTGAATCAGAATCAGATAAGTGGTCTAAGCATATGCTTAGACCACTTGGAAGTATTGCCAAGAGCAAACAGACTATGCTCGTAACGATGAAGAAAGATCGTGTCAAAAACACGAAGACTGGTGGTGGCGTCACGCGCATCAAGAAGTCTGAGTACGATCCTAAGATTCATGATCTCGCTGAGGAAGAAGTGATCAACGAACTATCTGCCGATAAACTTAATCGTTATGCGAGCTCAGCTAGAAAACAACATGATAGTTTAAAAAGAGTAAAAATAGCAGATGATCCTGAAGCTTCTGACATTAGAAATCGCATGATGCAAAACCGCGCGAAGGGCGTAAATCGCGCTTTAAAAAAGCTAGATAATCCGGTGAAGTCACTTCAATATCGGACCCTAAGTCAAGAATCTAGCGAACTTGGCGATCGTAAGATGTCTGATGCCGAGATGGAGAAGCGCGAGCGCATTGTCAAGGGAATGAAGAAGAAGCTCAGCGACTTTCGAGCACGCTACGGCAAGCGCGCCAAGAACGTGATGTATGCAGCCGCCACCAAGCAAGCGATGAAAGAAGATCTAGCACAGCCGCCGGCGGCGAAGAATCTCACTAAGAATGAGAAAAAGAAGAAGATGGAGCAATCTGCTCCAGCAGTAACACCGATCACGCTGCCAAACTTCAGCGCTGATGTTAACACGGGTAGAAATGTATGATAATTTTAAAACCACAGGGCGTCGAGATAGCTCTAAGCGCTAATTCTACGGTAGCTAATTCGACACTAGTAAGAGTAATCAATACCGGTGCGACGGGTGTTTTAACGTTTGCTAATAGCGGAGTAACATACGCTAACCTTACGGTATCTAACGCTCAGTATGTTGTAGTTCAGAAGAGTGCATCAGATACCCTGCAGGGAACCAATATGCTTGCGACTCCAATAGCCTGGAAGTATTAAACAAAAATGAAACTATTCACAGAGCTAAACGAGAGCGTCTCCTACCTATCAGAGGCAAAGGAGAATGGCGAGAAGGAACACTTCATCGAGGGTGTATTTCTTCAGGCCAATAAGAAAAATCGTAATGGTCGCATTTATCCCATGAACGTCATGGAGAAAGAAGTAAACCGTTACATCGACGAGGTCGTCAAGCATAAGCGTTCATATGGCGAGCTCGGTCATCCAATGGGTCCTCAGATTAATCTAGATCGAGTGTCCCATATCATAACTGAGCTCAAGCGTGATGGTGATAACTTCGTTGGAAAAGCCAAGCTGACAGATACACCCATGGGCAATATTGCAAAAGGTCTTCTGCTCTCCGGTGCTGGTCTGGGTGTTTCTTCAAGAGGTCTTGGCACTCTCAAGCCAACTAAAGACGGAATAATGGAAGTTCAGGACGACTTTCGTCTAGCTACAGCCGCTGATATCGTAGCTGACCCGTCTGCTCCTGACGCTTATGTCAAAGGAATTATGGAAAATGTAGAATTTGTCTATGACACGGTCAAGGGTACGTGGCTAGAGCAAAAGCTTGAGGACGAAAAGAAAGAGATTCGCACTCTGTCTATTGCACAGATCGAGGAGCAGAAGCTGGCTAGATTTAACCGCTTCATCAATTCTCTAAAGACAATCTAATATAAATAAATCAAGTTTCAAGGAGATAATCCATATGACTAAGAAGAGCAAGGAAATTAACGAGGAGCAGGTGGAGACCGTCGCTGGTGACTCTCTGAAGCCGGCCGCTCGGTCTGTAGTCGATCCAAAGGCGCTCGACGCCTCAAAGGTATCGATGATGAAGACCATGCTGCACGCTGCCTCAGGCATGGACAAGGAAGACATGACTCACTGGTTTAATAAAGCCATGGCTCTGGTTGGTCATGAGGCCGACGCGGTCGGCGATAATTCTGGTAAGAATCAGTCATCTGTAGACATGAAGACTGGATCAGGACCAAAGACCAAGGAAGCGATGCCAAAGATCGCCTCAATTACTCCAGGTCAGTCAATGAAGGAAGACGTCGCCGAGCTGTTCGGCACCGAAGATCTTACCGAAGAGTTTAAGGAAAAGGCGGCCGCGATCTTCGAGGCGGCTGTAGTCTCTCAGGTAATCCTGGCTCGTGAGGAGCTTCATGAGCAGTTTGAGACCAAGCTGGCTGAAGAGATCGAGCGCATCGAAACCGAGACAACAGAGAATCTAGACAAGTATCTCGACTACGTGGTCGAGGAGTGGATGAAGGATAACGAGGTAGCCATTGAGTCCTCTCTCCGTACAGAGCTCACCAATGACTTCATCGATGGTCTGAAGAAGCTGTTCGCCGAGCATTATATCGATCTTCCAGAAGAGAAGGTTGAGGTCGTCGAGCATATGGCTGACAAGGTCGAGGAACTCGAGAAGAAACTGGACGAAATCATTGATGAGAATTCATCGCTCAAAGAAGCGCTGATGAATTCTCAACTGTCTGACGTCGTTGAGGAGCTTGCAGCCAGCATGGCGATGACACAGAAGGAGAAGTTCAAGTCTCTGGCTGAGGAGATTGAGTTCGACGGAGACATTGATAATTTCACGAAGAAGTTGGAGATCGTCAAAGATACATACTTCAAGGACGAGAAGCCAGCCAAGTCAAACATCGAGGAAGAGACATTCGAAGGCGAAGAGCAAACTGCTCTTACCGAGACTGTTGACCCGCGCGTAGCTAACTACGTAAAGGCTATCTCGAGAACGGTTAAGAACTAATAGTTAATAAATAAAGAAACAAGGATTCAAGGAGAAACAATAATGTTCCTTAAGGAAGAGATTCAGAAGAAGTGGGCCGCGGTCCTCGATCACGAGGCTCTAGGCAAGATTAAGGATCCTCTGCGTCGCGGCGTCACAGCCATGATGCTGGAGAATACCGAGTCTGCTCTGCGCGAAGCTTCAGCTCACAACGGTTACCAGACTCTGTCAGAAACCTCGTCGCTGACTCCAGTCAACGCGATGGGTTCATCGTCATCGACAGCCGGTTCCGGCAACATCGACACGTTTGATCCGGTTCTCATCTCGCTGGTTCGCCGCGCGATGCCGAATCTGATCGCCTATGACATCTGCGGCGTGCAGCCGATGACGGGCCCAACTGGCCTGATCTTCGCGATGCGCTCTCAGTATTCCAACGCGACCGTAGCGAATGCTGGCGGTGAGGCGTTCTACAACGAGAGCAACACCGCGTTCTCGACGCTCACGGCTGGTAACACGACGTTTGGACAGGCTTCTGGAACGGGCCCGTCTGCCTCTATCCCAGGTCAGACGAACACGTCTGCGATGGTCAACACCGCGTTCTATAACACCAACTTCGGTATGAGCACGGCCAACGCTGAAGCGCTCGGTGTCGACTCGGGTTCAGCCTTCGCTCAGATGGCGTTCACGATCGAGAAGGTGACTGTAACCGCTAAGTCTCGCGCCCTCAAGGCCGAGTACACGATGGAACTGGCTCAGGACCTCAAGGCCATTCATGGTCTGGACGCCGAGACAGAGCTGTCGAATATCCTTTCAGCTGAGATTCTGGCCGAGATCAACCGTGAGATCGTCCGTGAGATCAACATCACCGCCAAGGTGGGTGCTCAGGACAACGTCACGACAGCCGGTGTCTTCGACCTCGACACTGACTCAAACGGCCGCTGGTCAGTTGAGAAGTTCAAGGGTCTGATGTTCCAGCTGGAGCGTGAGGCTAATCGTATCGCCCGTGAAACTCGTAGAGGCAAGGGCA